CAGCAAGGTTAATCATCTTCCGTTCTGCAATGTTCGACTGTCGGTTAATGAATATCTTGAGATTGATGGAGTGTGGTATTCCCGCGACTGGTCACAGTATAAAAAGAAAGGATTTGAGCCAAGATTCATCGACTTATTCAACACAGGTGCACCCGAAAAAAGTCGTCAGTGCATCATCTGTTTTGAACCTACCGATGGAGTAGAAAAATACCCAAAGCCTGACTATTGGGGTGCGATTAATCACATCGAAACGGCTCGGCAGATTGGACTATATCATGCCAATTCATTCTTGAATGGCCTATTCCCTTCCTTCATCATCAACATGAGAAACGGCATTCCTGATCCTGATGAACAGAATCAAATCATCATGGATTGGGAGGGCAAACTTTCGGGAGCGAAGAACACAGGAAAGTTCATCATCACGTTCAATAATCCAGGCTCGGACAATTCACCTGAGATAACGAGCTTCCCGATGACTGAAGCCAACACTTCGTATCTTGAACTATCATATCGCCAATGCACCGAGCAGATATTCATTGCGCACCGTGTGACTACTCCGCGAATCTTCGGGGTTGCAGACAGTGGAAACGGCCTTTCTTCAAACACAGACGAGATGCTTGTCGGTTTGAATATCTTCAACGCTCAGGTGATCGAACCAAAGCGTAGAATGATCGAAACGACGCTTAATAAGATCACCGAATTCAACAGTGAACCCGAAGTTAAGATTACGTCGAATGAGATCGTGTTGAAGCCGGGTGAAGCAGTGGGCGCACAAGCGGAAGAGGGTGTTGATGTTGCGGCAACAGCACTGAATGGAGCGCAAATCGCATCGCTTGTTGAAATTATTATACAAGCGTCCACGGCAATTATTCCGATTGAAAGCGCGAAAGCAATTATTACCGCATCATTCCCGACACTTACTCAGCAGCAGGTTGACGATATATTCACGGGCGTTGTGCCGCGCAGTGTCAACCCTGCTGAAATTGCACTTCGAGCGATGCGAATCGTGATGAATAAAAACAAATCCGAACTCGATAAATTCATCGAACAGGGTGAAGCTACACCCGCAGGTTATATCCTCATAGATTCATTCGAAGTGACAGACGATGACGATGATCACACCGATAAACTCAGGTCGCTGCACTTTACATCAACAGGAACGGCACGTCCTAACTCAAGATCGGAGCAAGATGAGAGAATTGACGATAAGTTATTCATCACCCGTTACCGGTATCGTGGCGAATTGAAAACAGACACACGGGAGTTCTGCCGCAAGATGCTTTCATCGGATAAACTCTACCGTAAGGAGGATATTTTGCAGATGGAAAACAAAGCGGTGAATCCCGGATGGGGGCCTGAGGGTGCGAACACTTACAATATTTGGTTCTACAAAGGCGGTGGAAACTGTCACCACTTTTGGCAAAAGGAAGTTTATGTGAGTGCAGAGGGTGCAGGTATTGACGTTGAAAATCCAAACGCTCAAGGCATCGCAGTTCGCAAGGCTCAGGCTGCCGGATATGTAGTCAAAAATGAAAAGTTAGTCGCTCAGCTTCCTGTCGATATGCCTAACAACGGATTCTTACCAACAAACCCTATCTATGGCAATTCCTAATAAAACAATACTCGCCCCACTTACCTACATTAAGAAGGTAACGCAGATCAATTCGCCCGTTGATGATAATATCATGAGCGCGGCGGCATACATCGCACAAGATAAATGGGTGAAACCATACCTCGGTGATGCACTGTATGACAAGATCGTTGAAGATTCAAACGATAATTCAATCACCGGTGACTACTTGATACTTCGCGATCATTACATGGTTGATGCAATCGCATGGTGGTGCTATGTTGAAGTGTTGCCACACCTTACATACAAGATCGACAACGCGACAATCGCCCAGCGAGTAAGCGACGACACACAGCCTATCGACAACACGACACTGAACAGACTGATCGACAACGGAAGGCACAACGCTGAGTATTACACAAAGCGATTGAGCGAATACTTGTGTGAAAAGTCGAGCCTATACCCCGAACTGAACACGAACACAGGCTTCCAACGTTCTGCACTTGCTGAAACTAAGTCGATGCCCGTTGTCATGATCTCATCAGGAAACAGCGCATCCGGCACACGCGGGGCGGTACCTCGTAATTGGATTAACAGAATGCACAGATACCTATGAGGCAACACAAAGACACACTCGAACGAAAGAAAAACCTTGTCGATAAGCTCGTGCAGTATCGTCAGATGCTCATGAAAAAAGATAAATCAAGTAAAATCAAATTGAAGAAATAGTTATGTCTTATCATCATTCAAATTCAGATTCAATCTTTTCATTTATCACCGGAATGATCGTTCAGATAGTTGGAATGATAACCTTTGAAACATTTTGGATCCCGCTTTGCCTTGCATTTGCGGGTGGATTCTTAGGTTTAATCGGAAAGAAACTTGCTGAAATTGCAGTTGGAAAGGTTCAGCGGTGGATTATGCCCAAGGGTAGGCGACGTAGGGCTTGATTTCATCTTCGGGTGAACGTGCGGAAGTGAAATTTAAGACATACATTTTTGTTTATTTTTGACAAAACTTAATAATATGCCAGTCACAAAAAAACCAACATTTCTTTCCGAAGATGTAAGTATGGAAGTCTTAGTTCACGGAGACAATAAGCCCGAATTCCTACTGCACTTTGTCAACGCGGCGTACATCTACCGAGTAGCCGAGAGTATCGAACACCGAAATATGTGTTGTGTGTGGATCAATGGAGAAAATGAAGAGGCCCCGTTGATAGTAAATGCCCTCGTGAGTGATATGTATGTGGCATGGGTTGATGCGAGGAAGAACATCTACTTGAACCAAATCTCCCTTAACCAATGAAACCTATTGATGTCTGTGTTGAGTATCGGAGAAAATTCCCTGATACTCCTACGCTAACGTTGGCAAAAAAGATTTGCAAAGATCATCCCGCGCTGTATGTGAATGTTGAGAGTTGCAGAAGTGCGCTGCGCGGATTGGAAGGAAAGGCAGGTAAACGTATCAGGCCTGAATTACTTAAAGAGTTCAAGCGTCAGGCAAGGCCGTATAACCCGTTCTCAGATATCCCCCAATCAGGATCAACAGACAGAAAACCCGTAACTGTTGAAGGTAGCAAAATCCTTTTTTTATCTGACATTCACTTCCCCTACCACAACGAAGAAAGCCTTATCACTGCGCTGAATTACGGCAAAGATCATGATGCTGATTGTATCTATCTCAATGGCGATATCATAGACTGCTATCAGTTGTCATCGTTTGAGAAAGACCCCAAGAAAAGAAGGTTCAGCCAAGAACTTGCACAAGTCCACAAGTTTTTTGAGATACTTAGGCGTGAATTCCCGAAGGCAAACATCTATTTCAAAGAAGGAAATCACGAAGAAAGGTATTGGCGATTCATGAGAATCAAGGCTCCCGAATTACTCGACATCGAGGCGTTTACATTAGCATCACTTCTGAAATTATCAGAGTACAATATCCAATACATCGCAGGGCGAACTAAGGCGAATATTTCCAACCTTTCCGTGTTTCATGGCCATGAGTTCGGGAATTCTGTTTTCAGCCCCGTAAACGTCGCCCGTGGCCTTTATATGAGGGCAAAGGCGACATCTATTTGCGGACACAGCCATCAGACATCAGAACACACAGAACGCGACGTTAACGACAAGATGATTACAACGTGGAGTGTCGGTTGTTTGTGTGAACTTTCACCCGATTATTCACCTTACAACAAGTGGAATCATGGTTTTGCATTTATCAAAACAAACGGCAGTGATTTTCATGTTCAGAATATCAGAATTTACAAAGGACGAATAATATGAGTAAACCTAAATTCATGGAACGATTCAAGCAAAGTGGATTTGCTGAATTCGTACGCGACAAAGTGAAACCTGTAGCGGGTGACGTTCTTGACATCATCGGCGACGTTACCGGTATCGAAGCGGTTGAACGGGTGGGTGAAATGCTGAACAAACGAAAGGAAACAGACGAGGCAGCGAAGGCTCTGGCTGCTGAACTTGAGATGAAGAAACTTGAATGGGAAATGGAACTTGTTCAGATCAGGGTGAATCAAGACCTTGAGCAAATGCGGATGGAGAATGAAGATCGGGCGTCTGCACGAACACGCCAAATTGAAAACTTGAAAACAACCGGTAAACGTGATTGGTTAATGGGTGCCGTTGTCATCACCGGCCTGACGTTAATGGTTGGAATAATCGCCTGCCTTGTGTTCGTGAAGATTCCTGAGCAGAACCAACGGCTTGCAGATATGACATTCGGCTCAGTCCTTTCAATCGGCACTTCGATCTTCGCCTATTATGTTGGGAGTTCACGAGGTAGTCATCAGAAGCAACAGACCATTGATCGCATAACCAAATGAACCGGTTTAAGGTTTCGGAAAACTTCTTTCTCGATGAGTTCGTACCGCCCGACATTTACAACGAACGAGGGCAGCGTGCTATTCAACTGATCGACATTCGTGTGTTCATGGCGGCGCAATTCCTTCGTGATACTATCGGCAAGCCAATGGTGGTGAATAATTGGTGGAACGGTGGCAAGTTCACGCAGCGAGGGTTAAGACGCCACGATTCCAAAACAGGCGCAAGATGGTCACAACACAAGTACGGTCGTGGGTTTGATTTCCACGTTTCGAATATGACCGTGTCAGAGGTTCACGCGATCATCATGCAGCATGAAGAGATGCTCATCAACAGGCAATGGATAACGGTCATCGAAGATAAACGAGATACTCCGACATGGGTACACTGTGACTGCCGGAATACGGGGTTAGATCAAATTCTGATCGTTAGGCCATAAAAAAAGCGGCATCATAAGACACCGCCTCTCTAACATGAACACACTCAGATTACACCTGAGGAGTTTCTTCAGCCGGAGCATCAGCAATGAGATCGTCATTCAACTGTACAGCCGACTTCAGTTCGTCAAGTGCTGCTTGTACTTCCGGCGCAACATTACCCTGAGCAGCGATAGCCGCGTCAAGTTCTGCAAGTTTGCCATTGATTTCTCCGAATGATTTCTTTGTCTGTTCGGTAAGTGCGGTGAGGGTGGCCGCGAGTTCAGTCTGATTCATGAATATTTGTTTTAAGAGTTTACGAATTGCGCTATTATCACTTGGAAAATGATAGTGAGTATGATAGTGTTTTGTTCCAAACATGACGCGAATATAATCAGGGTTTTTGATCTTGAAAATAATCCTCCACAAGTTTAACAAACTCATCAAATGAACGGCATACTTCGACGCGATAACCACCGACACGAAGCTGTTCGTGCATCTTCTCTTGCTTGTCTGTTGGCTTGACCGTTCCTACTTTCATTTCGATGAATAGCCCAGCGTGTGACTGCGTAGATTCTGCAAGAAACAGATCAGGAACTCCGGCAAGCGCACCCTCCTGTTTCATCCTGATTCCGGTTTTGTAGGACCTTAACCCTCCATTAGGAACGCTGAACAGAACATGGTTCGGGTATTGGTAGCGAAACCATTTCACGCATTGCGCTTGGAGCTTGGATTCATGGTGTTTCATTACCACTCAGGCTGATTGCTAACACAGAACGATTCGCCTGGATTTCCATCAAACCAAACATCGTAATCGAAGCAGAACTTCTTCTTGTTATCTGAACATTCATTCCTGATTTCAAGCCAGTAGCATGAGCCATCAATGCCATCAGCTGTAATAGTTCCGCAGTTACATGGCTCGTCTTTGTTGCATGATGCCAACGACAATGCGATGGCGATAATTAAAATTGATTTTTTCATTTTATTGATATTGATTGTTTACTGTTTAATTTTCTTCTGCTTGGAGTTTATCAAGTTCTTCGCTCAATCTCCACTTCCTGTAATCATCAAAGTCCATCAAAACCTCAAAACAATGTTTAAGGCGAGTTCCTTTTTCATATTCGATTTGATCCCACTCATCCATCACCATCTGCTCAAATTCTGACGGCTTACTTCGCACCGGCTCCGGCTTATCCTCAACCTTCGGCAGCTTCTCAACAACTGTGCGAAGTGCATCTCGCATGATATCGGATTGAAATACTTCGTAGATGTTGTTGATTTCAGATTCCTGACGACGAAGCCGTTCTGAAACCTTCATTCGTTCCTGATCGTATTTGTTCAACCAGTCACAAAAAACGGTTACATCAAGCCGGTTGTAAATCGTTCCGTAATTACCCGACAAACCATTTTTGAACGCAACACTGAGTTCATCAAGTTTGAGGTAGTAATACTTTTCGACGATAATTTCAGCTGCGATGTTTACCATCTCAGTAGTCATTGGACTTGTCAGCATAACGCCCTGCGCGGTTTTCATCACAAGAAGTTTTACCGCAGCAAGTAAGCTGTCAATCCCCTGGTGATTGGCAATAGTTATCAGGTTCGGTGTTGACTTATCCTGAATGATTTCCGCTATTCGCTGCTGCGCCGGAGGCAATGACAATCTGTTTGCATTCCTCAAAGTAGGCGTCGATCTGTTGTTGGGCACGTTGTTTTCCATCTGTTTTAGTTTGATATTGATTTGCATTGTTCATCCAATTTCGGCAGGCTGCTTGCCAGTCTTTCATCGGGTTCTTTCCAACCCGCCAACCGTTAGCCTCATAGTAGTTGAAGTATTTTTTAGATTCAGTGTCGATCATGGTCTTATCCCATACGTTACCGGCCAATGAATTTTTCTCGGTCATGTACGCATGAATTTCCTGAGGTGAAGGTTTTGAAAATCTTTCGCGCGACTTTTTTTCAATTACAACTTCATCTTTATTTTCAATTACATTTTCATTTTCATTTACACTTTCAGAACGTAATACGTTCGTATTACGATCGTATGTATTATCTGAATTGTGTTTTTTCCATCGTTTCTTCACTGATTCTGCGGCTTTCAGGCTTTTTTCCTTCCTCAATCCCATCTCTTTTTCAAGTCGCGGATTAAAACTTCCGGCGGCGTCATGCTCGAATTTGTTGTAAACTTGTATGCCGTTCGTAATACCATCGCATTGCGTTCGTAATACGTTCGTATCGATTCGGCCACCGTGTTGATGTTGGGCGCATAGCATCCGTATATACAACCCGACCTGCTCATTGGTCATGAACATGGTTCCGGTCAGAAAATCGGATGAGTAAAACAGGAATGCGGGGTCTTTTGCCATCAGATCAAAAGATAAACCCCCGCGCGCAAAGGCTGACCCAGTCCCGAAAGGGAGAATGGCAATGCGGCAGGGGTGTTTTGTAATTTTTTCATTGGGTCAGCGATACAAACGTAATCCAAAAGACTGAAGTTAGGTTAGGCAGTTGTTAGATGGTTGTTGACATTAGTCAAAATTCTTTCCTTCAGCGTTTCGGAATTCTATTGATTCTCCCGTTTCCTTTCGGTGCGTTTCAAGTTCCATCAGTAGTTTGGATCGTTCGATCTCATACTTCAGCGAGTTGTTTGCTTGCTTGGCGAGGTTGGCTTGTGCCTTCGCTTGTTCAACCGTGCATTCTCCTTTGTCAAGTTTCTCCATCTGGTCGAAGATGAAATGAAGAAGTGATTTGTTGTTAATGGGTTTCATTGTTTTTCGTTGATTATGGTGTTTATTATTTTCAATGCTTTGTTTACCGTAATATCATGATTAATATCAATTCTAAACCTTTGTAAAAACATTTGATGCAAGTACTCAAAATTGTTTATTAAGGTCTTGTCTTTTATTGAAAAAAATGTTTTTAAGGAAATCTCAATAATCAAATCATTGTTGAATCCGTAGGAATGTATAACAATCGGAACATTAGTAGATTGCCTTGTTAATCTTCGGTATTCACCACGCCTAATTGTTGACATGGCTAAAACTCTTTTTTCAATTAAGCCTTTATCAAAAAGAAACATCCATCCGTTAACGTAGCCATTTGTAGATTGTGATCTATAATATTGTTCTACAAGTCCTTTTGAAAATTGTGATGAATCCTTAATTCCCATGTAATAATCAAGAAATGGCAAATCATATCTATCAACATCAAAGTGGAATTGATCCATGTCTATAACATTCATCTCAGCATCTTCATATCGGCTGTTAGTGTAAGTAACACCATCGACAACAACCGATTTACTGACGTGCTTCCAATATGGAAATGTACCTGTAAATTCAACAATATTGTTTTCAACTTTATAGTCTAACATCGCATCAATATTGAGGTTCAACTTTCTCATTCAAGTAAGGCATCTGCCCACTTATATCCCGCGTCTTTTCAGTAAAGATATTTGCACACGAGCAACCACCCATCGAACGAGTGTCATCGGAACATTTCACTACACACAGACCTTTCTTCCATTCTGCGGCAACCCTTCCGAATTTGTTAATCTTCACTTTTTTTACAGGCATGGTTCGGGCGTTTTTATGTGTAACAAAGCTTGGCGTTCTTCCTGCAAAATCTTGATCTGTTCATTCAGTATTGCAATTTCATGATCGAGATAACTGATCGTTGTTTCGTGTGTAGCACTTGCGCAGATCGACAAACATTCACTCACAGTTGTGGCAAACTTCTTATCCGTTGCTATCAGATCGGCAGCAGCGTGTCGTGCGCTGTGCATGACTGTTGCATGGTCACGATTGATGAACTTGCCAATACTTTGAAGTGAAACGAATGTAGCACCGCCCTTTTCTTCGTTCAACAGTTTGACTGCGATGTAACAGTAGACGTGACGTGCATAGGCTATATCTCGTTTTCGTGTCATGGAAATAATATCCTCCACCGAAACGGTGTGTTTTACAGCAACCGTTCTGAGGATTGCGCTGAGTTTTTGGTTTGTGTTCATGTTATTATATTACTTGTTCAAAATATACTGCACTATCTCGTCGCGCAGCTTCACGGCCTTGTCAAGTTTGATGAGCATCTGTTCAATGTCCTCCGGCACAGCGAATACTTCAACCACCTTCAGCCTTTTGTCGGCAGGAAAGCGAGGATCATAACTTCCAAAATACCACACAGGAATCTTATTGAAGAAGATATTGGCTTGAATTTGCCAATAGTAGTCGGGTTCGTTGTCCTTTAAGTCCTGCGCGGTGTCCAGTGCCCGAAGTCTGCGAAGGTGAACGGTTGAGTTATACGGGCATTTCACTTCGCCACCATACTTTTGTTCGCTGATTCGGAAGTAAGCATCAGGCGAAGCTCCTGAGTAGTCGTGATACAGAACAAAGCGCGGCTTCATTTCGATGTTGTCAGCATCGCAACCGAGGTGTTTGCCAAGTTCGAGGATCGCGTGTTCTTCCCATTCATTGCCCCAATCAGTTGCCTTGGATGAGAATTCACCCTGTGCTTCACCGGTGATGATCTCAGTGGCCTTTTCTTCGATGTAGGTCATGGCTGTTTGGCTCATGTTACCTGCATCCTTATCGGCCTTGCTTCGTGGTTCTGTGAATAGTTTTCCAAGCCCTGAGCCGGTGAATCGTCCGAGCCTGATCTTATCCCATGCTCGGGAGTTCTGCGCTGAGTTTTCGAGGATGTCTTTCTGAAAATCGTTCATGATCTGCTGTTTATTAATTCGTTTATTCTATTCATTTGCTCATCCGAAATTAGTTCAGAGATGGTGTCGAGTTGCTGCCTAATTTCAAACTCTTCGATTCCGTCATTGATTGCCTTTTCAATTTTCTGCATCGTCGATTGCGGAAGTTGCTTCAGTCCTGTATCTTCCTGAGTAAACTTAAACGGCTTGTACGTGTCCTTAATCCTACGGTTCAGGTCACGACCGAATAATTTTCCAAGTGACTGCGCTGCGTTCTTCAAACATTCAGCCTTTAATTTTGGAAAGGCAAGATCGAGCGCATTGCTTTTCTTGTTCGATGGATTCAGTGCCCATTGGTTTTTCTGCTGCGGATTGTCCTTCAGTTCGTCAGGAATTTTGTCAACCATAATAACAATACTTGCTGCGCCCGTGCGTGTAATTGATTCACCTGTGACAGGATTGATAACAACAAGATCGAGTGATCCCTGCACCTCATTAGCGATTGCGTGCCAACGGAAGTTTTGAGTTGACCACCTGCCAAAAAACAATTCATCGAGGGTCGTTTCTATGTGTGAGATTACGACTGTGTAAGCCTTACCATCAGGTGTTTTGTCGATGCTGTCAAGTGGCGGGTCTGTGTTGAGGCGTTGCAGGAATTTCTGCACGCTGTTTAGCTGTTCTGTGTTCATGTTGTGATTATTAAGTTGTTCAAATTTATGTAACAAGTCTGACTTATGCAAGTTAAATATTCAACTCTGCACCGTTCGAGCATCTTGCCTGAGTTCCATTGTGACAGGTATGTTACCCGTGCAGATTCACTCAGACGTTCGTTTTTGAAAACGATCTTTCCGAGTTCGGACAAGGTGATTGGTTTACCTGTGTGTTTCTTATATTGGTTCTGCGCTGCCGCAATATCAACGTAGGTCATCGTGCAAGTTTTTTGAGGTCAATATCAAACTGCCTGATTGCATTCTCCCTAAGTTGGTCAGAGATACGATTCTCCAGCGACTGACTTCGGATATAGCAACACCATTCGTTGAACGTGGTGATCGGCTGATCGGGGTGTGCGGTGTGGTGGATGTTCATGATTCGAGCGATTCAATTAGTTCTTCTTTTGTTGAGAATACCTGATCTTCATTCAGTATGATGAATTCATAGGTTTTTCCTTCTGGGGCAGTATTAAACCAACACTGAGTTTTTACCCCAGTAGAATCAATCGAGATGTCTATGCGATAAAGAGGCTTGCATTGAATCTTGTTGTTCTTATCCAAGAAAAACGCAGGTTCGCTTAAGTCGTATGCTGTTGTGATGTTCATTGTATTATGATTTTAAGTTGTTACGATTCGATGAGGTGAAATGTCAAATGATCTGCGTCCTGACTAAAGTCATGCGAATAAAGATCGCGGTACATTTTGAACAGTCCAGACTTCAGAACTGCGATCTGTCCTGTGAGTTGTGAGATTCTGATCTCGTCGCGAAGCCTTGCGTCAATGTTTCCGTACCAAATGGAATTCGGATCGGAATAATTCGTCTGAAACCCGATGAGGGCGTTGAGGTTTGACGTTCTGCTTCTGAGCCTGTGCAGAATTGCGATCTGCTTTTCGTGCGCTGCGATAGCGCGGTTGATGTCTGCTGTGTTCATGTTGTTTGTTTTTAACCGCCAAACCCCGCCTTTGTTTCAGGGCGGGGCGGGGTGGGGTGGGGAAATGGGTTATTTTGATTTTTTAGAGAAAAACTTTTTAGCGTAGTCTATAGCTTTTTGTTCGGCGTCGGGGCCGTTGAAAAATTTCTCGAAAGTTTTTCCGCCCTCATAGTTCGAAAAATCATCGTAGAAAAAAAACGAATATTCGCCGTCGGTGAAAGTAGGTTCAACGATTGCGGAAAGTTTATTGTTTTTCACTTCAATTGAAATTTCGGTTACGCCGTTTGTTGTTGTGATGTTCATTTTGTTGTTTATATCGTTATTGATGGGACAAATATATGGGCAACTCTTTCCCAAATCCTAATTTATTTTAGGAAATATCTAAAGAAAATTGTTAAAACCGCTATTGGTGCGGGTTTCAGAAGGTAAAAAAGTTAGCCGATTGACCCAAATGCGTACTTTCCGAGGGTTGGTTTTAGTTCAAAATGCATCCTCATCATCATCATTGAAGCTATGTCGGGCGAATATCCGAGCCTCTTTACGATTTCTTCGCGGGTTGATACGGCTAATTTTCGCTCCTTGTCGATGTCCTTGCGCCGGACCGCGTCGAGTTGCCTGACGATCTCATCTTCGTATTTCAGTGTGCTGCAGGCGATCTTGCCGTAACTCATGACTTCAGATAGTTTATAGTAACATTCTGACCGCAGATTAACATAGTGTTCGCTATCAACCGCCCTTGCCCCGTTATTGAATTGAGCGCACCGGAGAATCCCCTGGACACCGATACCAAGACCATCAGCATCAACAATGCACTGTGATAGTGGCACACCGTGCCGCGAACAAATGTCGCGTAGTTCCTTGGCGATTTCGTGAGGGTATTTGTGGACGAACTCGTAGATGTGAATTAAAGACAAACCGCGCCAAACCCCCACAATCGTTTTATCGTCGCCCATTGCTGCAATATCCGCGCTCACATACATTTTCCCCTGACTTTCGGGTTCGAGTGAAAATATGCGCCTTGTATCGTCGAAACTAAATAGGGTGTCCTTACTTTCATCGTAATCCCAATCGCCCTCAAGTAATCGTTTTCTGATCTCCTCCGGCATCCTCATCATCTTTGCTTCGTATGCCTCATTCGGTTTGATCGTGTTATCCTTCAGCAGACTTTCAACAAAAGCCCTGTGATCTGGTAGGTGTTCCTTCCGTGCAGGATCGTAAAAGTTCCGATATAACCAACCCTTGTGCGGGTTGCAGGTCAGCAGTCCTTTCGGAACACCACCGATCAGATTGTAACGGGTTCGTGAATCGAGAATGTCGATTGAGCCTTCCGACACTTCGCCAGCTTCATCTATGAAGTAGTCTGTGAGTTCATGGCTACCAAGTCGCGTAAACTGTGGATCGGATGGCTTATCGGCCATATCCATCAGAATCGTTTCACTTCCATTGAACCAGCGAATGATGTTCAGTTGCCCGTTGTATTGATAGTCCTTTCCTGCCTTCATACCCATATCCTGACACAGCTTCCAGAAGGTCAGCATCGTTGAGAGTTCAAGATTCTTGAGCGCACTTCGACCAATCAACCCTCGTGTGTTCGGGTACTTCAATCTTCTGGCGATCTGCCAATAACAACCGAGCCACGACTTACCACCGTAGACACCGCCACCGAAAAGAACTTGCTCGACCTGTGACCTGTGCGACAGGTGATCAAGTGCGATCTCTTGTTTGGCGTTGAATTGTGGGGTGTAGTTCATGTGTATTGCTTCACGATCTGCTTTTCATCGGCATTCAAATCAAAACACGGATGACGTGATCTGATCTTTTCAGTTGTGTTCAACACGTGCTTGCCCTTCAGCATGACGATGTAGCCGGGCAATATGAGTAACTTCCCCTGCTGAACGTGCGCCATTTCCGCGCCCGTTTCGCAGCCGTTCAAGTGATAAGGCTTGCGCTTGAAGTACTGCCACGAGCCACGACTGAAGCAGTTGATACCCGGCTGAAGCTTGACCGAGTAGGACAATTCACATCTGAATGCAGGGCCATCCTCAGGTGCGATAAATAGCGGATAGTTCCGGCCAACTCCGCCCATGATTACACCCTTCGCTGGCGTTTCTTCCAATCGTGAAAAAGCACATTGAGGGGCAATGTCATCGGCCCCAGCAAGGCAATACCAATCGGGTGAATATACTTCGAGTGTGGCGAGTGATCGGTTGAACTTCGACCTCAGATGGCTGTCGCCTCGTGACAAGATACAGAAATCATCCTGTTGAACTTCGATATACTTCACCATGTCAGACAGAAACTCCTCACAAAATTCACGGCTTAAACGGCCTTCCGAGCCGCAGAGGTGAAGCGGATAGCCAAGTGAAGCGTAGTGTCTGAATGTTCGTTTGTAGGCAGGGTTATTCGGGTTGCCTTGAAGATAGAAGGGCATGCAGATTGCTACGGTCATCACTGGCTATTGAGTTTATTGTAAAGCCTTTCATTGAATCCAATATCCTTCGCAGGAACTCCGGCCAAGATACGGAAATGATCCTTCCAAATTCCTTTGACAAACGACTGCGCCCCGACCATTATACCAAATGCAAGCTGAGTGTGTTGGTGAAGTGATGCGTTCAGACCTATCCGACAACATGAAGCAATGATGGAATGACCGCCGATAACACAGGCCGAGTGCAAAACTACGTTGTCGCCTATTTGCGTGTCATGTCCGACGTGCGAATGGCTCATGATGTAACAATCAGCACCGATGACAGTGTTGCCGAGATGCCCCGCGTTGATCGTCACGTTGTCGCGAATGATCGTGTTGTCACCGATGATGACTGTGTGTCGCGGTTCTTTTCTGGGATCGACTTGATCGGGATATTCGGCAGGGCTACCGATTGAACAGTTATGACCGATGAATACGTTTCGACCGATTACGACTGAAGGGTGTATGTAACTCATATCCTGCTCAATTTATCGTTCAACTCTTTTATGATTTCATCCGTGCCTTCCATGATCTCGTCGCTGTCGGGTAAAGTGAGTTCAAACACATCGAGGCTGCATTGATAAGTACACATTAATTGAGTGTGTTCCTCGTATTCATCGTAACCAAACACGGTT